ACATCAAAGTCAATGATTTAGATCTTGAGGTTCTGTTCTTAGCATTAGATAGGCCAGAAGATGTCAAGAAACTATTGTCATTGGAGTTGACCGGCATCTGGGTCAACGAAGCACGCGAAATTCCAAAGTCTATCATCGATGCCTGCACCATGCGTGTTGGTCGCTTCCCTTCTATGAAGGATGGCGGCTGCACATGGACAGGTGTTATCTGTGACACCAACGCGCCGGAGGAAGATCATTGGTGGCCTATAATGTCGGGCGAGGTTCCTATTCCAGATCATATTGGACGCGAAGAAGCAAGAATGCTTGTCAAGCCAGAGAACTGGGAGTTCTTTACGCAGCCCGCAGGAATGGTCGAAAAGAAGAACGAAGAAGGCGAAGTAGACGCTTACGTTCCAAACGATCTCGCAGAGAACTGCGCCAACATGCGGAAAGACTATTATCCCAACATCGTGCAGGGCAAAACCAAAAGCTGGATCGATGTGTATGTGATGAACAAACTCGGCAGCATAAAAGACGGCAAGCCTGTCTATGCGATGTTTGCCCCTGATATTCACATAGCCAAAGAAGAAATACCTGTGGCTGCTGGCGTGCCTGTGCATATCGGTGTTGACTTTGGATTAACGCCTGCTGCTGCTATTGGACAAAAGATTAGAGGCAGGTGGCTGGTGCTGCAGGAACTGGTAGCGTTTGACATGGGTATTGTTAGGTTTACCGAAGTGCTGCGGCATGAGATTGCTACACGCTATGCAGGCAATGAAGTTATCATCTTTGGTGATCCGGCTGGTGACTTCCGCGCACAGACTGATGAGTCTACGCCGTTTCAGATCTTGAGGGGCGGCGGGTTGTACGCAAGGCCAGCACCATCGAATGATGTGTCACTGCGCTTGGAGTCTGTGTCTGCGCCGTTAGGTAGGATGATCGAAGGGCTGTCAGGCTTCTTGATTGATCCCCGCTGCCGCACGCTGATCAAAGGCTTTGAAGGCGGGTATCAGTATAAACGTATGCAGGTATCTGGTGAGCGTTATGCTGACAAGCCAGATAAGAACCATTTCTCTCATGTGCATGACGCGCTGCAGTATCTAATGTTAGGCGCAGGTGAAGGTAGACAGATCATGTCTAACCTTTCAATGCAATCCAAACCATTCCAAGCAACCAGAGAGTTTGATGTGTTCAGTCGTAAGCCAAAGCCACGCCGTCAAGGTCTGTGGTCGAGGATGTAGTTTTGTGCGTTGATCTGCATTTATGCAGGGTGTAGTGAAAAACTAGAAGGAGTTTTATTATGTGTTTATTTAGCGGTGGCCCACCTGCAGTTTCAGAAGATGAAAGAATTGCTGAAGAAAATAGACGGCAGGCTGAGCAACTTACGATGTCAGAAAACAAGACAAAGCAGTTGGAAAAAACTGCAAAGTCTAAGCGGATTGGTGGCGGTGCTTCTCGTAAGTCATTGCTAACAGGAAGCAAGGGCGGTCTTGGTTATTATGACGCGACCTTGTAATGCACGAAAAGTCAGCCAATCTTCTGCTTGAGCGATACGACCGCGCTAAGAATGCGCGTCTAAACTTCGAGCCATTGTTTGAGGAGTGCTATGAATACGCACTTCCTATGCGGCAATCTTTCTTTCATGAGGTTGCTGGGCAGCGGCGTGATGACAAGATCTTTGATGAGTCTGCAGTTGTGGGCACGCAAGAGTTTGCATCTCGATTGCAAGCTGGTCTTGTGCCTAACTTTGCACGTTGGGCTGACTTTATCGCTGGATCTGAAATTCCACCAGAGCAAGAAGATGAAGTTAATAACCAGCTAGATGAGGTTACAGATTATGTTTTCGAGGTTATCCAGAACTCTAACTTCGGTCAGGAGATCCATGAAAGCTTTATGGATCTGGCTGTGGGAACAGGGGTGTTACTGGTTGAAGAAGGTAACGCAATCAACCCTGTTCGTTTTAATGCAATCCCTCTACCAAGTGTGTATCTGGACACTGGCCCTGACGATCAGATTGACCACATCTATCGGTCACGCGACATCAAGAATGTTTCAATTCCAATTGCGTATCCGAAGGCTGTGCTTGGAGAAAAAACGCTAAGAGCAGTTACAACGCAGCCAGAAGCTAAGACAAAGATCCTAGAGATTGTTTGTAAGAACTACGACAATCCTAATGACGATCGTTTTGACTTCTATGTTGTAAATGAAGCTGAAAAAGAAATCATTTATTACGAGCAGTTTAGTGGCACAGGATCTAATCCGTTTGTTTGTTTCCGTTGGTCTAAAGCATCAGGTGAAATTTACGGACGCGGCCCACTGATCAATGCTCTCAGTGCAATCAAGACCACCAACCTCACAATTGAGTTGGTGTTAGAGAATGCACAGATGGCTATATCAGGCATCTATCAGATGGATGATGATGGCATTATTAATACAGATACTATCAACTTAGTCCCTGGCACCATCATCCCAAAAGCCATGGGCTCTGCGGGTTTGCAGCCTATCCAGAACGCAGGCAACTTTGATGTGGCTAACATTGTCTTAAACGACATGCGCAGCAACATCAAACGTGCGCTTTACAATGATATGTTAGGCGACCCTAACAAAACACCCGCGTCTGCAACCGAGATCGCAGAACGCATGGCTGACCTGTCTCGCCGCATTGGATCTGCTTTTGGCAGATTGCAGGCAGAGATGGTGCAGCCAGTATTGCAACGCGTTGTTTACATTCTCAAGAAGCAGGGTCGGATCGAACTACCTTCTATAAATGGCCGTGAGGTCAAGATCCGTTCTGTGTCGCCGCTTGCGCAGGCACAGGCCAACCAAGATATCTCAGCCGTATCTCGGTATCTCCAGCTTGTAGGCACTAGCTTCGGGCCAGAGGTGTTAAATATTCTGATCAACTCAGAAGATGTTGCGGTTTATCTTGCCAAGAAGTTTGGCGTTCCTGATACGCTTGTCAGGGATAAGGTTGAGCGTGAGCAGCTATTACAAGCTGCACAGCAGTATGCGCAGGCTCAACAGCAAGGTGAAGTACCTGATGTCGAAAACCTACTTCGGTCTTGATGGCTTTCAACGCTCTCAGTCAGAAGACCAGCGCATCTCTAAAAATATAGACAGTGTTTTTAAAACCCCCACAGGTAAGGAGGTTTTAAAATACTTGCGTTCGATCACTATTGAATCTGTTCAAGGGCCGAATGCAAGTGATGCCGAACTGCGCCATCTTGAAGGGCAGCGGTATTTAGTGGGCGTTGTTGAACGCCGTATCTCACATGCACAAAGGATAAAGCAAAATGGATGAAGCAGATAATGTAGAGGTAGCTGTAGCTACTGAAGCACCTGTTGACGGTACCCAATCTGGAACCGTGGATAGACCAGAATGGTTGCCAGAAAAGTTTAAGTCTCCAGAAGATATGGCAGCATCGTACTCAGCGTTAGAGTCTAAGCTAGGTCAGAGCGAAGAAGCTATTCGTGCTGAAGTCAAGCAAGAAGTTGAGAATGCAAAATATGCAGAGCGTCCAGAAACATCTGGTGGTTATGAAGTGCCGGAAGGTCTTGATGAAGGCTTGGTAAATGACAATGATCTGTTTCGTTGGTGGGCAGAGCATTCGCATGAGCAGGGCTTTGGACAAGACAAGTTTAATGAAGGCATTCAAAAGTATGTTGAGTTTTATAACTCTATGCAGCCTAACCTTGAGGCTGAACATAAACAGTTGGGCGAGAATGCTAATGCACGCATTGAGGCTGTTGAGTTATGGGCAAACAAGTTCTTTCCAGAAGATGTGTCTGACGCTGTGCTGCAGCTTGGTGCATCAGCCAAAGGCATTGAAGCGTTAGAGCATATCATGCGCAACACAGGTCAAGCATCGATGTCATCTGACGGACAGCCAGCCCAATCTATGGGTGAAGATCAATTAAGATCAATGATGCAAGACCCGCGTTATTGGAACCCAACCAAGAGAGACGCATCATATGTCGCCAAAGTCGAAGAAGGTTTTTCCAAAGTCTACCGTTAAAGATTTTCATCACGATGGTGATCTGCGAATAACCACCGCAACTTTGGATCATGCTGATTACCTGCAAAACCATCTGAGGCTGACAGATGTGCGGGAGTGCATGATTCATGGTGCAACGCCTTGGCGGGCGTTGCACTACCCCCTTAAACGCAAAGACGCGACAACATGGACTGGTCTTTATAAAGATCAACCTGTCTGCATGTTTGGCGTTGTGCCTATTAGCAGTGAAGATGGATTTAAAACAGGATCTATCTGGCTACTTGGCAGTCATTTGATTGATGAGCATTCGCGTAAATTCCTGACTGCTTCCAGAAACATGCTGGACTATATAGCAAAAGATTGGGATGTGCTTGAGAATGTTGTGCCTATAGATCACACGAAAACTCTTAACTGGTTGAATTGGTTAGACTTTATGTTTGGCGAAGATGTTGTAAAGATTAACGGCTTTGCATGCGTTCGTTTTGTGCGTTGCGCTCCTAACATAGAAGTGACATTTGAATAGCATACGGCCTGTTTCTAACTGACAGCCTCGCCATGAGACAACTGGATGACGAGCGAAACGGACAACCGAAGGTGTAAAATTAACTTTTGTAATGAGGACTGAATCAAATGGCGAATACAATTGATATCGCATTTATCAAACAGTTCGAGTCAGAAGTACACTTGGCGTATCAGCGTATGGGTTCCAAGCTTCGGAACACTGTTCGTACTGCTGGTAATGTTCGTGGAAGTGTAGTTCGTTTTCAGAAGATTGGCGCAGGCGCGGCAACCACGAAGACTCGTAACGGCAACGTAACCCCAATGGAATTGGTACATACCACAGTAGAAGCCACAATGGCTGACTTCTATGCACCAGAGTACATTGACAAGCTCGATGAGTTGAAGATCAACATCGATGAGCGTCAAGCTGTAGCACAATCTGCTGCCGCTGCTCTTGGTCGTAAGACTGACGAAATCCTTTACACAGCAATGGATGCTGGCGCAAACGCAACACAGATCAGCACAACTGGTACTGCTGTTAGCAAAGCTAACCTGCTTACATTGTTTGAGACATTTGGCTCTGCCAATATCCCAGAGGATGGCAATCGTTATATTGGAATGCACCCTGCTGCTTATGCAGATTTGTTCAACATCGATGAGTTCGCATCAAGCGATTATGTTGGTGAGCAGAACCTGCCATTTGCAGGTGGCATGACTATGAAAGACTTCTTGGGTTTCAAGATCTTTTCAACTTCAGCAATCACTGCTGGTAAGAACATTGCTTACCACACATCTGCTGTAGGTCTGGGCATCAACGCTGATGTTTCAACAGAGATCAATTATGTTCCAGAGAAGGCAGCACACTTGGCAACATCAATGATGTCCATGGGCGCAATCGTCATTAATGACGAAGGTGTTTATGAGCTTCTTGATAACAACTAAGTAAGG